CTTTAATGTTGCTTCTGACACAATAAACTCACCACCTTTATAATGTTAAATATTTTTAAATAACATTATTATCTTGAAGTTTCTTAATATCTTCTATAATTCCTTTATATTTTTCAGGATCAAAATTTTCAATTTCTGAAGTATCTATATTTAATCCTGACATTAAATTATTTAATATATTATTCAAAGAAGAATTATAATTTATTGTTCTTTCTATTCTTGCTTCATATAATCTTTGCATTTCTTCATATTCTTCTTTTGGTATATTTTCGATAACCAAATCAATAATTTTCTCAACTTGCAAAATATCGTATGTCTTAAACATATCCGCATTATCATCAAAAATAATATTACTATAATATTCTACAATTTTCGTATCAAATAATATTTCAGCAATTAGCGGATTAAATGGTTTGTTATCTAAGTCTAAAGACATTATACAAATATAAATTAAACCATGCTTCTCAGATGCAGGTAAATACTGTTTGATAAAAATATCTTTTCCTTTGTATTCTATAACTTTCGCATCTGGATATTCAAAATTCTCCATAAGATCTTTAAATTCTAACATAAAATCTCCTCCTTTATTTCAATAATCTAAGCTTCACTGAAGCTTGTTGATTTAATAAACTATCAACTGCAGTTCTCATATAAGTTCTATTCATAGCAGCTTTATAATCTCCTTTTTCATAATTCATTACACGCCTTTTAATTTGATCAAACTGTCTCCAATCTCCTTGAGAACTATAAGTAATCTTTAAAAAAGACTCCATGTTTTCCATTCCTTCTGTTTTTTCACTAGCTAAACTTTCTAAAATTTCTGATTTTAAATAAACTCTATCAACAGTAAATAAAATATCAGCTTGTTTTAATTCATTTACCTCTCCACCCTCAAAAGTTTCTTGTTCTCCTATAAAAATAGTCGCATAAGTCCCTAAAATACTTTTAATTAATTTTAATCCTTCTTGACTATGACCTAATCCAGCAGCACTGACACCTGATAAAGGAGATGCTTTCATTCTAGAAATATTTATAACGTAATATTTAAATGCTTCTACTGCCATAGTTTTATAATGTTTCTCCATCATACTACTAATATTCTTTAATGTACTTTGACTAAATAAGGTAATTCCATAATCACCTTGAAAAGTATTAGTACTCGCAGATTTTATATTAATTCCTATTGAAAAAGATTTAAAATCTATTTTTAAATCAGCTACTCTACCTCGACCTAATAAAATTACTTCAAAATCCTCAATATTGTCAATACTTTTTAAAGCTTCTATCATAAATCTAGCCATATATACTTCCCAAATAAAACCTTTAATACTTCTAACTGTCTTAGCTATACTATTTTGTTCAGTATCTTTATCTTTTAATCGTAAATTTCCTATTGAAGATTCAATTGAAGATTTAGCTTTTTCCAAAGATTCTTTATTAATATATCCTGCAACATTAATTTGATTTAAACTATCCATCATTGGATTTAGTAAAGATTCCATGCGATGAGCAGCATCTTTACCAATGTCAAATTGTGCATATGCCCAATGAGTAAATTTTATAACAAAATCTGTTTCTGCTTCATCGATCGCTGTAATATAAGCTTCTTTCATCCTATCAAATAACCCTCGTGGTTTAACAAAAAATTGTAAAATTGCTTTCAAAGATAAATCATTACCATATAACTCTTGCAATTGTCTCCCAATTTCTTCTTCTCTGCCTCGTTGTTTGTGTAATATTCTATTTGCTAATTCATCTATTTCAGAACTAAAATGATCACCAAAACTACCTAAATTATGTTTAAAACTATCATAATTAGTATGTACGTACATTCCTCCTAAATCATAAAAAGGATAAAATCTAGGTTCTCTATATTCCAATTACATCACCTCTTATAACACAAAAAAAACGGGACAACATATATAATGTTTTCCCGTATAATTATCCTTCTACTCTCCTAATTATTCTTAATAAAGATTTATTAATTTCTTCTTCTAATAATGCTTGACATTGTAACATATAAACTTCTTCTGGATTCCTATTATTCATTAATTTAACATTAAAGCTATTATTAATTAAAACTTTGGGAAATTCAAATCTTAAAATTTCTTTTTCAGCTGATACATTATTATAAATTTCAAAATTACCAATAACACTATAATATCCTTTATTTACAAATTTACCTATATCTAACAATTCCACAGTATCTTCTATATAATAAAATATTAATGCCCAGCCACTATGATTCCCATTCAATTCAAGAGTGTTTTCATTTATATTAGCAATATCAATTTCATCTAAAATTAATTTACCACTACTATTTAACTGATAAACTTTAATTTCTTTATTTTCGGCAGGAATATTCACTAAGATGATTTCATTATTTTCTATCATCTGCGTTTCCATTTCCATAAAAATATGCGATCTTTCTTTTATTTCACTACCTGCAGCAATTTCCAAAAATTTCATAGAAAAAATAGGAGAAAGTATTACAAATTGTCCGTCACCTTCAGTGTTCCAACCAATTAAATCTAAATTTTGTTTACCTCCAGAACCAATACGACTATTACTTTCTACTTGTATATTAGCTACATGAGCTTCAGGGAAATATAATACAGGTTTTTTTGTTACACACTCTAAAATACTTATTTGTGAATAACCTTGTATAAGATATTCTTCCATAAGCTCTACCTCCTCTTATTCTAGATGATCTAACTAAAATTCCTAAAGTTAGAATATGAATATATTTCAACCGGACTTTTAACCGTTTATTTTCTGATTCAAGAATGTTTTTCTGCCTTCTTCCCGCGTTATAACAATATCTGGAACAAACATAATAACATAAATTGTCCCAAAATAAACTGGAGGGCGCATAAACGCCCTCCCGCGTAACACCTTATTAGCTACCTTCTGTATATTTAATTAACTTAATCATAGTTGTTTTGTCTGTAGGCTTCATAACTGTTAAGTTCATATCAAATACAGATGGATCTCCTTCAGCTTGCATAGTTAAAGTAAATCCAGGTTGTACTTTAGCACGCTCTACAATTAATTGGAAAGGCTCATCAACGCCAGTATTAGCGTTTCTAATAAGAGTATCTCCAACGATTTTGTAGTAACCAGGGAAGTTATCAGAAGTAATTGTAACAACTTGTAAAGCTGAACCTTCGTTTTTGTAAGGATAGTAAGCTACAACGCCACTAGTATAGGCACTTAATCCACTAACAGTTGTTCCACTTACACTACCTACCGAATCTCCACCAATACCACCAGCAGCATCATAAACAAATACTCTAGTGTCTGATGCTAATCCTGTATCAGGATCAACGGGAGTTTCAGACAATGTAACACTACCACTACCATCGCTAATCTCTTGACCTGTAAACATTTCTCTCTTATAAACGATTTCACTAGTTGCTGTAACTGGATTTCCTGTCATCAACGCTAGACCATCAAAAGAAATTAAAGCATCCTGAACAGTAAATGTTGCTTCTCTGTTATAGTCCCAAGTTAAAAGAATAGGGTTTCCCCAACCACCTCTAGCATGACTTTCTTCTGCGGTATTTTCTAAGTTAGATAATTTTAGAGTATCTACATATAAAACTGGCTTATAATCTGTTAGGCTATAGAAAGTAACGTTCATAACTTCCTTTACACCAAATTTTGCTTCTGCCATTAAGAATTCCTCCTTATACTTTTTCTCCTTTACTCTCTTATAATTTAGATAACCAATGCTTTAGATTAACTTGATCTGCTTTCGCCCCTGCTAATAATTGTTTAACTCCTATATCATAATTATCAAATAGAGCGTGTCTTTCAACATAATCAAACAAAGCATAAATAGTCATATCTAAACATTTTTGCATATCCATTTCATAACTTTTAGCTGATACTATAGAAATATAATCAGTAATAGTTAAAGGACTGTTATCTTTATTTTTTAATCTATCAATCTTCTCTTGCGATTTTTTTTTCTGGTCTAATATTTCTTTAGCTTTCTTACTTAAAACTTTCTCTTCTTCTTGTTTAAACATATATGTTTGTAATTCTATAATATGTACGAATTGATTATAAAATTCTTCATCTACTTTAATATCCATATCTTTGATTTCAAAATATCCTTCTTGATTAAAGACAATATCTTTTCCAGTAAAAAAATTAAATGCCTTTGCAATATTATCTATAAATTGTGGATAAAGACTACAAAATAATAATAATATTTCTAATTTAGTGATTTTTTCAATATCTTCACTATCTATATTTTTAACATCTTTAAGGAAATTTTCAAAAAGTATATTAGGCTTTAATAGCAACATAATATAAGAATTATATTGAGTTTCTCCCACTTCTATTACTTGCCTAACTGATATAGGATAAATTGCTAATTCATTAATATGTAAAGGAAATCCACATAAACATCTAGCTTTTTTATCACTATCAGTTAATTGAAACATTTTTATATACCAATTGATATCCTATCATCGTGGGAGTCAGTACAATAGAACGACAACCACCAAACTCTATATTACCAATAGATAACTTACGATTATTAAAGATATTATCAATTTGTTGCATGATAACAAAAGGTCTTAAAGTATTTTCTAAAAGCCAGTCGTCATGATGACACAATACATCAAATATAATTTTATTAGGTTTAAATTGCTTATTAGGACTTAAAGTAAAATCATCAATAATACATATAATAAAAGATCCTCTTTCCTCTTCAGCAGGTACTCTAGGAACCAATAGAACCCTTTTACCTAAAATAAACTGTTGCGCTTCAGCAAGAGTTTCAAAAGTAGGAGAAGGATTCCCACTATTTGTTCTAAGCGATTGCGGCTGTATTAACGGATCTTTTTCAGTATAATATAATAATTTACATATTTTTTGTGCACTTTGTGCAACAATTGCATCAGAATTTTCAACATCAATAAGATATTCTGCAATTTTTCTTATTAATTTATCTAAATCTAAAAATCTACCAGTTTCTGTCATCGCCTTTTAATCACCCCCATAAACTAGTCACTTTAATAGGTTTAATAATAGTTTTCCCTGTATTTACAAATTCACAAGTAAGATTAAATTCACCTACTAATCCACTACTATTTGCTTTTACAGATGTCGGATTTACAGTATTTTCAACTGTTAAAATTGCTAAATCTGTTATATCAATAGAAAAAACAACATTCTCTACGATTTCTCCATCTATTTTAGCAGTATATTGACTAGTTTGATTAGATACAAGCTTAGCAGAACCATCAATTACATATACATATCCTTCAATAGTTTCTTCATGATCTTCATCTGGAACATATTTATCTGCTATATTATTCTCAAGATCATCAGTAGCTAAATTAATTTGATCTTCTTCTAATCTAATAAACAATAAATTATCAACAGATAAAGTATCAGTACTAACTACTCGCCAAGCTTTATTTTTTAAAATAAATCTCGTATATCTATTGATAGTATTAGTTTCTTCATTGCTTGGAACAATAGCTAAAACAACCATTGCCCCTTCTTCCCATGTTAAACCAGCTTTTTGCCCTTCTTCCAAGGCAAAAGCACGACTAGTAATAATGTGACCAGGAGTTTCATAAATAATACCACTATAATTCCATTTTAAATAATAATTGCATAAACGAATTTTTCCTTTAAAGTGAGAAGGAATAGCTAATCTATTTTGTGTTAATATAATCCACTTCTCATCTGACCACTCTAAGATATCTCCTATTTGCAAATTATCTTCTAATCTTGCTAATAAGTCTTTTTCATATCTATCTCCTACTAATGTCTGATGAGAACGCTGAATAGAAACATACAATGGTTCATCGTTTTTTAAGACCTCTTGTCGCGTAGGAGCAGTAGTCAAATATCTTTCAAATTCCTTGATTCCTCTTGTAACTGCTTTTCCTTGTAAATTTTCCCCCGCATAATCTAATTGTTTCTGATATACTTGTCTATAATAATCAGTTGGCATTATTTATCACCTGCCAAAGTTAAATCTTGAGCAACATTCATGCACTCAAATACTGTTTTTCTGAATGTCTTAAATTCTTCAGTATTCTTGATATTATCAAGAGAATGAGATAAAGGATACTCAGGAAAATCTTTCAAAGTCTCTAATTTATTAATTAAACTAATAAAATTTACACTTCTAAGGAAAATTTTATCTGAACCCGTTAATTCGTTAATTAAAGTATCTAAGTGTTTTCTCCATTCTCCTCTTTCTTCGGCAAGCGGTAAAATTTTGAAAATTTGATTTTTTACATAAGTTATATATCTTACATATACCTCTTCTTCAAAATCATTATATTTAGTCACAATCATCTTATTAATTTCTGCTTTGTTTAAAAATTCATCAATTAAGTTGATAATAAATTTACTATCTTCACTTTTATGAATTTTATTCTTCCAGCTTTCATATTCTTGCTTCCACATATTAAAGAATTTCTCTGAAACAGTTATTTGATAGTTAGTTTTCATTTATTACCAACTCCCTGCTAAACCGCTAAAGTCAGGCTCTCTATCTTTGACTTTAGTATAATTGTGCATCATTTCACGAGATATTTGCTTTAAGGTAACTTGTAATGCAATTAAACCTCTCAAATGAGATGCTTGTGAAGTTAATTGAAAATCATGATCTCTAAATACCTGTCGAGTAACTTCAATATCGCTAATTTGTTTTTCGGCCCATATAGAGTTCATCAAAATAGCTATGATTTGAATTTCAGCATTAGTTAAATCCTCTTGAAATTCTTGTGTAATATTATCTCGCAAATCTAAATCAACTTTTGGATATAAAAAACGCGGCAAAGCAGCTTCCATAATTTTGATTAGTTCCATTTCTAGTTCTATTTTATCAATGCTTTGATAAAAATCATCTTTTACTCTTGCAAAATAAGCATCATAAATTACTGCATAGGGAGTTCCCATTCAAGCACCTCCCTCTTAAGTAGTTTTTTCTTCTGATTGTTGTATTAATTTATATACATCAATACCTGTATGTTCTTTAATAATAGAAACTTTAGTTAAATTATCAAGTTTCATTTGAACAGCTTTATCAGCAATTCTTCGTTGAGTTTCTTTATATAAATTTGGCATAGTGTCTTTTAATTTAGTAGGATTGCCTTTTAGTAAATCTTCTAACTCTTTATCAGACATCATTTTATCTTTGTCTATAGGAAGGTCTAATTCAGCTCTAACTTCCTCATCTTTAATAAGTAAATGTCTGGTAAATAGCAAATTACCACCAGGGGCAGAAACTGCATCTCTAAGTTCTTCTAAGGTAATCATTTTTTTAATACCTGGTTTATGCCAAACTCTTTGAACTAAAGGATTACTAACACATTGATATCCTACAGCGCCTCTACCAATACTTTCTACTTCTACTTTCATTTTTTCATCTAACATCTTAAAATCCTCCTTGTTTTCTTTAAAAAGGAGGGGAAGTTAATCCCCTCCCTAATGAAATTTATTTATATAGTTATTTTTACGATCCGCTTTCTGGATCTAATGCAGTATTACGATAAATGCAGTAATAATTTGTATTCAGTACGGCAACACCGAACTTCTTATAAACTTGAATTTCCATGCTTCTATCAGCATTTTTGAAATCGTCTACAATAGTATTACCTTCCATAGCGATCTTAACGATTTTTTCATCGCCTTCTCCGCCAGTTGGAATAATATAAGCATACCCAGGATTGATAACTTGCTCTGTATTAGTTTCATCTACAAAGCTTTGAGGTAATGTTAGAACATTAGCTCCTTTATATTTACCAATAAATCCTTGATTTCTTAATTCCATTTGTTCTATTGTACTCCAACCATTGTCTCCATAAAAACCACCAGAAGTAGTAATTGTAGAAGCAAACTCAGAAGTACAAAAGATATTTGCATTTCCTCCGTAAGCTTTTGCAACATTGATTAAATTAGTCATTTGTGAACCGGAGAAAGTAGAACCAGTATAAACATTAGGAACAGGCATATTTTCAATTGTAGCAATTAGAGCATTTTGTACTTCACGATAAAATGCATCTTCAAGCCCTTCTTGAATAATAACCATTAGTTCATCTAAGCTTTCTAATCCATCTAAAAATCTTTCAAATTCAATTACTGCTGCTCCACCATAAGCTTTGGTTGGAACTTCTAAGTAAGTTGAATCTAGTCTGAAAGTCTCATAGATACCACTTAAACCAACTTGAGTAACGAAAGATTTACCTCTTTGTTTTCCAAGTTTTTTCTTAAAAATAGGCTTCTGTCCTTGTCTGAAGTTTTTAACTTCAGCAAATCTTCCCATAGCTTCAATTACTCTATTTGGAAGAATTTCATCGGTAATTTCTTGCATTAACTCATAAATAGTTAATTTATTGCGTCTAAAAGCATTATAGTCAGGCGCTAAAGTTCTTAATTCTTTTCTTAGCGCATCCTCTGCTTGTTCTAATGTAAAATTTGTTGGTGGCTGCTTCTTTGCCACTTGCAACGCTAATTGTTTCAGATCTTTTAATTTTGCGTCCATTGAAGATCCTCCTTGTTTTTTTTTATTTTCCTTTTAATCTCTTAAGCTACATAGGCTACTTCAAATTTACAAGCGTAGCCACCATTTGGTAAAGTTGTTAAACTCACTAATTTAACACGAACTCCTTCAGCAGCTGCCCCACTAGTAGTTGCATTAATAAAACCATCTGTTCCAATTCCAAAAACATGACCTGCAGTTAATGCTTCATATGCTGCTAGAGCATTTGCTGCACTTAAATCTCCGTTATTTAAACGAACTGCATCAGTAGTAAAAGTATCTCCTAGATGAGGTTGAAATAACCTTGGATATGGTGTTCCTGGAAATTTATTAGCGTCTTGTTTGAAAATCGCATAGGTATTTAGACCTGGACGAATGTTATCATATTCTTTTTCAACTGAAAAATGTAACATCATACCTTTTTGGTCAGCACTAGCAGGTTTTTTAACTTCTTCTGCTACTGTATCATATACTAAAAACATACCATTCTCTACTGCTTCGCCGGCAGCAAAATCACTACCTAAAGGCAATTGTGCTTTAACTTGACCTGTTCTTCTTGCTGCTAAAAAATTAGCTTCTAATACAGAGTAGTCTCCTCCGTTAATATCTCTTAAATAAGTTGCCATTTATATATCCTCCTTAAAATTTTGAGCTTGTTCCTTTCTTTCCTTTAATGATTTTACTCATTTACATTATGTTTTTTAACAATTTTAATCCATCCAGGCAAATCATCATTTTCTTTAGGATCTGGGATTAAATCATTATCTGTTCCTTGTTTAGAAAAATCAATTTTACTAAAAGCTATTGCAGCCAATTCTTTTTCTAAATCGTATTGATTGAAACTATCTAGTTTCTCTTGGAAAGGAAGCATATCTTCTTCCGATAAAATTGCACTAAATTTAGCTATTACATCTTCTTTTCCTTTGGTTTCTACTTGCTGTTTAAATTCTTTTAACGCTTGATTTTCTTGTTCTAAATCTACTAATTTTTGTTGTAATACAGTATCATTGTTAGTATTTTCTTCTCCACTTTTAGCTTTTAATTCTTCATATTCAGTATTTAATTGTTCGTATTTTGTTTGTAATTCTTCCATTTCTTTATCATTTGCAATTGTTAGTATAACTTCTGCAGGCTCTCCAACAAAACTTAAATTATCATCTATTATTTCATATTTTTGTAAAAATGTTTTATCATTACTTTCATCAACAAATACGACCTCTTCTGAATTAATATCAACTTGTGCAATACTATATTTAAGTTCTCTTGTATCATCTACAATTTCATTTAATATACTATAAAGCTTATATTTGATATTGTCTTCATCAAGATTCAAATTAAATTGTAACATATTTGAACCTCCTTTTTTAGTTTTTTCCTCCTTGTTATCTTTAATAGAAGAAAAATTAACTACCTTTTTATCTTCTATTTCTACTAAGGATTCCTCTAAATTCCTTATTAACTTTCCAAGTTGCTTACTAAAAGCAATAGGATTGCTAACATAATAACTGCCAATATTAGCTGATTCAAACGCGGGAGGAACGTCTTTTCCTAAGATACATAAAGCTGAGAATTTAGCTTTTGTAATGTGGAAAAATTCTTGATTATCTTTTCTTTCCCAATATCCTTCTAGCGATTCTTCATCTAATTCCATGCTTTGTGGTCTACCATCTTGAATAACTGCAACAACTTCAGGATATCTCCCAGTCCATAAATAACCTGTACAAGTTAAATATTCTCGGCTTGTCCCATCGTTCTCTACAACATTCTGCCAGCCTATTTCTGCTCCCTCTGGCACAAATCCATATGGTTTAGTTGTCTGTATAAATTTAATATCGTCAGAAGTTATCTCTATTCTTCCGCCATGATCTTTAAAATCTTCAATTGTTTCTATAAATTCACCAACAATAGGTATATTATATAATGTTTCTGACATTACATTTGCTACTTCTTTTTCAATATAAATATTATTTTGATTTAAACCAGGATATAAAATTTTTATAAAACATTTAGAAAATAAATCATTGATAGGTTCAACATCTGATATTTGTATATTAAATCTTGTTACTCCTTGTAAATTTTCAGGTCTAGCAATAAGTTTTGGCAATTTTATTCACCTCCCTGTGAGCCTTCATTTTCATTATCTATGGTATCATCCACTTTTTTTTCATCTGGCTTATCTGGTCTACCCGATTCTCCAGACTGAGTATGACTAGATTTTAATGGTTCCATCATATCATTCAGTTTTAAATAATCATTTTCAAACTTCATTAAATTCAATATTGAACTTTGTTTCATACCTGTCATAATACCTGGTAATAATTTTGCATAACCAAAAGTAGCTTGTTTTATATATCTTTCTTGGAGCTCTTTTTCATTAAAAATTGTTACTGGTGGAAACCACACTTCAAAAGCATATTTATTATTACGCTTTATAGTAAAATTAGTTGCATGTGTTAACCAATCAGAATACTGAGGCCATAAAAAAGCTAATACACTTTCATTCGTAGTAATTGAATGTTGTAATGAAATATTAGATTCTGCGGCAAATAGCATTTTACTAATGCCAGCTTCATTAAAAACAGATCTTTCAGTTTTTAATAAGTTGTCTTTTTGAACTTGTCTAGCTTCTTTAATATTCAATATATCCATTTCTGCAAAAGTAGTTAGAACATCAATGCCTTGATTATGTTGGAGCATTTTTAAAGCATTTTTATGGAACTCTTTAGCTTCAGGAAGGTCGAATACAGGATTACCTTCTTTGTCAAAGGGTATCTTTTGTACTAATAATTGGAATAACTCTAATTTATCTTTACTCAACTCAATATTTTTAGCTTCTCTAAGTTCAATTAAATCAATAATAATAGGTAAGAAAAAAGGAATTTCATCTGGCATTTTGAAACAAATAGCACGATCCAAATCCAAAATTACCCATTCCTTATCCGCCCCAGAAGTGCTACCAGATTTATATCTATTATATTCTTTTTGAATTTCTTTAGGATATTGTTTAATAGCTTGAGTTTTTTCTTCTGTTGTTACAAATTCACGATCAAAATAAGTTAAATTTAATTCAACTGTATATCTATTGTCTTTTTTATAACGACTTCTACAATATGCTAAAGGTAAAGTTTGAATAACTGTTGGATCTTTATCATCTCTTAAATATCCATAATAAATACCATATTTAAAAACTGATAAATTAATTAAAGGAAAAATCAAATTAATATTCAAATTATCTACAAAATCTAATGCTTGTACAAAATCTTTCATCATTTTATTTTCTGGTACTTTTTCTGTAAAAAAATGCGGAATAACCAAAGTATAAAATTTAGGCATAGCAGCAAATAAATAAATTAATCTTTTATAAATACCACTAACTGTGAAGAAATGCTGAGAAATCTCTCGCATTTGATTCTTATCTCCACTTTCAATGGTAAGCTTAACATCTTCAGAAGAATAAGCATACATAGGACCTTCAGTTTTCAAAGTTGGTAACAATTCTTCTGTTAATGCCCTAAATTGCATAACATCTTTCCCAAATTCTTTAATATTTTGTAATCTATCAGGATGTGTTCTTTTAATAATCTTGACCCTCCTTTCTTAATTATACATAAGAAAATCTGATAATTTTCTTTTCTTCTTTTCTTGTATTAATTTATCTTCTAAAATTTTTATATACCATAAAGCATATACAAAAGCACTAAATTTATCTTTGCCTTTTTTCTGAACTTCTTCTAATCTTAAGTATTTTCCATCGTGCTTTTGCCGCAAATTCATCATTTCTTGTTTCAAAATAGAAGTATAAGTAAAAGGCATAAGATAATATGCTTTTTGTTCTGATGCCATTTGTCTGCCTTCTGCCGTATTCAATAGTTTAGTTTTTGCTACTTTTTCATCTACTAATAACTTAATTTTACCACTATTAAATTGAGACAAACAATTCACATATATTTGACTGTTTAATTCATCATTTGGCTTTATAACATGAAGTAAAGGCAAAGATTCTGCTTTTACAAATTGATCATAATTACTATCATTCGTAACAGAGAAAGGAGGATAAATACTTTCTGTTAAAGTATCTTGATTTTCAATAACTAAAAAATCTATTAGACCAACTCCTAATCCACTGCCGTCAATAACAACTTGTTTAACATTAAAATCCATCGCTTTGCGTTTAATATCTATTGCTTGTTCTACAAAATGTCTATTTTCATAAACAAATGTATTTACTAAAGATTTATAATATCCTGCCGGCCTTCTTACTACTTTTATAATTTGCACTACTGTTTGTGCTTTTAATCTAGCTACGTCAACTCCCATAATATAAAAATTTTCTGCTCCATCAGAAGGAATATATCTATTATGAGGTTTTTCAAGTACTCTATATCTATCAAATTGTTCTGGATCAAAAAATGCATCTTGCGCTGCACCACTCCAAAGACTTTCATATTCTCTACTGAAATCCATTTCATTATAAGTTCCATCTTCTTTTAATTCATCTACAAAATCTTCACTTAATAAACCATGCATCATAGGAATACGATAATCTCCACCCCATACAAAAGCATTTTTTCTTACAAACATCCAAACTAATAATTGCATCATTTTTTCATATGCAAAAGAAGATTTATGGCCAGCCGTTGTAACATATATTTGACTCTTATGATTCTCATTTGGATCTATGCCTCCGCACCGTGCTACTCTGTCAACGTTCATGGTAGGAATTACAAAACGATTTAATTTCTCTCCATCAATCATAATAACCTCATCTAAAAGACCTCCATGTCTCCGTTGTCCTCTTGTAGTTTCTTTTGCTGGCATAATATCTAAATGACTACCATTCTTAAAAATTACTTTAATATAATCTTTACTTTTTTCATATTTTGCCATTTCATTTCTTAAACATGGCCACCAATCCCATATTTCATCTAATTTAGCTTTGGCGATATCTGTAGCTTGTTCTTTTCCTCCAGCAGTTATAAATAATTTAATTCCTGGGTAGAACATACATTTTAAATATAGCGCTAAAACAGATAAAAACGACTTAGCAAAAGCTCTATTAAAAGTAACAAAAACATATTTAAAGCGCATAACAACTCTTAAAAAAATTCTTTGATAAAAAAAGAATTTAAAAGGACAATCAGGTGCAGAAATAGTATCTATAAACTTGTCTGGGTAAGCTCTAAAAAATGATAAATAAGGAATTAATTTATCTAAGTTCTTTTCAACCATATCATGCGTAATAAGTTTTTCTTGCTTGCGTTTTTCTGCCCTATGTTTTCTCATTATATTCATAGTCAATGTCCTCTAATTCCGCGTATTCCTTCTTTTCATCTTTTTCTTTTTTCTCTTGTTCTATAACGCGTTTTGCCGCGTTTTCTAATAAAGTTTGTAAATCAGGTTCTTTTGCAATTAATTGATAAGTCCAAGCTTGTAAATTCTTAATAGTAGTATCAACAATGTCTTTAGGTTCATCAGTAGCATATTTAGGAATAAATCCTTTTTTTTCTGCCATCTCAAAAAGAACACTAAAAGCATTAAAGCCACTATCTGTTTTTGAGTCCTTAGACTTAGTACTCTGAGCAAAACCGGCGGATTTCATTAAATCATCTAAAGTTTTACTCATTTTTTTAACTCCATCATAATCTCCATCTCTTATCATACCATCTATAATTAAAGACACTTTCGCAATTTTTTGTAAATAATCCTGATGAGATCTAGTATCAATATCATAATCTTCCATCATTTGTTCTGCATATTCTTCTAATTTTAAACAATCTATAAAAGTATAATGATCTCCCCATTTAGCTTTCAAGTATCCTTTCTCGTCATCGGTTAAAGTATCTAATTGAGCTTGATAAGGGTCATGATCAAAAGCTTCACTGTACGATTTTATTCTATTTATAGTCGCGGCTTCCAAGCTAGCATACTGACCCAAATTCATTAATTTCACATACTGTCCGATGGGAGCAGGATCTCGTAAACATCTTTCCCAAGCATCTTCAACAAACGGTAATCCCATTAAAGTTAAAAAATATTGAGCTTCTCCATATTCTTCAAAATGTATTTGTTCTTCTACACATTCTTTACAAATACTAATTTTTCTATTGTGCATCAAAGGATTTCTTGCGGAGAAATAATGAGTTAAAGTTTTATTTTTTTTACAATGTCCGCATACTCTTGCAGATTCTGGTACTTCTTTAAACATTTCATTATAGCGTTTTATAATATTCATTAGCTCTTCTGTCATTTTTTTATTAACTTTAATTATAGCATTAGGTTCTTCTGTAACTTTTGTCTTATCAGCTTTTTTAACCACTAAAATTTCCTCCTTTAACTCGTATTATACCAAGTTTCTTGTCTTCTTATAGTTTTTTCTATTAAAGTATTACTCCGCTTATTAATAATATTTTCAGGTTTTGGTTCTTCTAAATAATTTATTATCCCTTCTACAGCTCTTTCTGTACACATTCCATCTCGATATTTATAAACTGCAGCTACTGCTCTTTCTCTTTTCATTTTTTGTTCTAAAGTATCTTCTAAAGCAACATCAATACTTTTCTCTAAATGGTTAGGATAATCTACATTAATACCAACATCTGCATACTGCCAATATCTTAACCCATGTTCTATATCTTTTCTATACCATGGGGCATTTAAAACAACAACAGGTCTATCAGTACTAGCAAATTCATATAAAGTAGACATATGATCACATATGTATATATCCGCTCTTTCCATAACTTCATCAAAACTTTCTACAATCTCTATCCCATGTTTTTTATATTCTGGTACTAAAGTCGATAATATACCAGGGTGACCATGTCCCAATACTTTCCATTTATTGATAATATTATTATATGCTAACATTGGCAGAATACTTTTATAATAAGACCAAGTACTACGAGTTTCTGGAACAACATAACAATCCCAATGAAAACTAATAGCTACTACAGGAATTTTACTTCTCTCTTTAATTTCTCTATTTAATTTAGCTTTGTGCCAAATATCTAATTTACAACAACCAGATATTATTTGTCGCGAAGCAGGATACCTTTGAGCATCTAAATTACTTGCGTAATCATTAGGCTCAATAAATAATACAACATTATGTCGGTCTTCTCCTCCCGCGTAGCTACTATGTCTTTTGCCATTCTTCATAATATAACTTTGACCTGCACCATGATTAATTAAAATTAAAGGAGTATTCCCTATATATCTTTGACTAACTCCTGCTACAACTAATAAAGGAAATTTTTGATTAGAATAAAGTCGTTGTACATCACAACCCCGAATTTTAGCATATTTAATAAAATCAAATTCCTTGTTATGTAAAAAATAGGGAGGTATATAATAATTACCTTTGTATTCTTCTGGTAAAGTATTCCATATATTTAATAAATGATCAAAATAATGAGGTTGTTGTGCATAAAAATCAACTTTTTGTATTTCCATGTAAACACCTCATCTCCATCATAGCCGATTTATTACCAACTATCTTTTTATATTCTTGTCTTAACTGAAAATTTTTATTTTTTTCAACTTCAGAAGATTTACGAGAAACAAAACTTGCTTGTCGTGGATGCCATAAGTGATAAATATCACCTGTTACAATTTTACCTTCTCCACATAAAGTTTTAAGGGAGTAACAAAAACAAATATCTTCATCTCCCCATCCAATAAATCTTTCATCATATCCATTCACATAATCAAAATTTCGTTTTGTTGTTAATTGCAAACCACCAGTTACAGGATTAGTACGGACCAAAGAACCAACAGCATTTAAATTTAAAGAATTAATATCTGTGCCCTCAATAATCTTCTGAGAATCTTGTTTATGAAATTTATAAATTTTATTATAAGGAATAATCCATGCATAATTTTGTAATTTCAATAGATTAATACCTTCTCTTATATTAAGAAAAGAAGGTACAATATCAATATCAGCAATTAATATATAGCTTTTCATTACGCTTTTTGCCGCGTTATTAATAGCTCTAGATTTACAAAAAAAAGCATAATTACCATCATCTTTTCCTATAATAATTTGGGCTCCAGGAAAATGATTTAAATAATAATTATATACAAAATAAAAATTCTTCTCCCTGTAACTATCTAAAATTTTACTAATAGGTAAAATAATACTAAGTTCTTTCACTATTACGCCTTTTCCTCCTTTCTCTCGCTTCCCATTTAGCCTTTTTTTTATCTTTTAATGCTTTTTTAATATTTTTCCCTTGTGAAATACCCTTTTCATGACATCTATACATATATAAAATACGATTAACAAATAAAATAGAAGAAACTTCTTCCATCTTATAAACAATATCCTTATCAATTGCCTTTTGATTTTCTTTATGGAAGCCATCTGTTAATAAATAATATTTTAGTTTGAATGTTTTAAAATGAGATACTAATCCTTCTTCCAAACTCGTCTTTCCTGTGGGAATATTACCACAATAACCAATATCTACGGGAGATAAACTGTCATCACAATACATGAATTGAGAATAAATCAAACCAATGCTAGGATGTTGCATATGAGATTTGTACATAATTTCCAAAGCATCTATAGTAATTGCATCATCACTATCTACTATACCAAATATATCTGTACTAACATATTTAACACCTTCGCGTAAACTTAAACTATACCCTTTATTATCAATATTGCGAATAAACTTAATTTTATCAGGATATAATTTAACATATTTTTCAATAATTAAACAAGAATTATCTGTAGAAGCATCATCAACAATAATTAAGTACCAATCTTTAAATGTTTGCTTGATTATTGATAAAATTGCTGTCTCTATATATTCACCATTATTATAATTAGTCATTAAAATATTAAATCTTCGCATAATTAACCCTCAATATCCTTTAAATTATATACTAGCTTATCTTTGTGCTGTTTATTATTCTCCCAAAATCCTTTAGGATATAAGATACGATTACAATCCATATATTCATATAGTTTATTATCATAAAGATAATTATATATTTCACTACCAGGCATACCAACATAATAATTATTAGTAATGAAATCAGGTTGTATTCTTTTTAAAAAAACTTTAGTTAATTGTTTATCTTCTTCTGTCTCACCTGGAATACCTGTTATTAGACTTGCATATGTTGTAATACCTGCTTTTTTAGCATTATCAAAAGCTTGAATAAATTGTTCTACTGTTTCTCCTTTTTTATAAAACTTTAACATTCTAGGACTACCAGATTCTACACCAATATAAAACACTTTACAACCTGCTTTTGCTAATAATTTTTGATACTCTAAATCATCTAAATCATCCACTCTAGTTTCACACAACCAATCAATATTTATATTCTTTTTTAATAATAATTCACAAAAATCAATTGTGCGTTGTTTATTAAAAGTAAAATGATCTTCTCTAAAATAAATACCATCAATAGAATACTTTTTAATTAAAAATTCAATTTCATCTATAATCCTATTAGCGCTCATACAACGATATTTTCTGCCCCATATTGATTTTACAGAACAAAAAGTACAATTAAAAGGACATCCACGACTAGTATTTAAAGTAACAATATTTTTTTTACTTTTTAACCATTTGCTATTTTTATGATATGGTAAACTCATAAAATCTTCCCAAGGCAATCTTGGTAATGTATCTAAATTCTCTACTTTTTTCCCTTGTACAATTCTTTCATCTACTTTGCCTTGTAAAATATCTAATAATGTAATTTCTCCTTCTCCAATTACAATATAATCTACTTCTTGTGAAAACATATCACTTCCCACAGAAGTATGAGGTCCACCTATAATAATTTTTCCCTTCCAATCTTGTGATTTTAATTGTGCTAATAAATCTAATGTTCCCTGAAAACATACTGTATTTGAATAAATACCTATTACATCAATATTATGTTTTAATAAAAATGGACTATTCAAAATATCATTCTTTTGTAAATACTGATCATTAAAATATACATTATAATTATTATTTCTTAATACACTAATTAAATACCCAACTCCTAAAGGAGGTCTTTTCTCTCTTACAGAAAATCCTGATTTTAATGGAGCAGGCGAAGTTAATAATAATATATTTTTATTCTCCTCCAAACGCCCATTCCTCCTTTTTACTCTCTTTTTTAACGCCTCCGCCCGCACAATACTGCATCCATCTGCTATTCCGCTTAGGTACAGCTCCAGGCTTCCGCAAAGCATTAAATAAATCATTAAAATTATATCTCTTTATATGTTTTTCTTCAATTTCGTAAAGCAAATCTTCATCATAAACTTCTTCTAAAATAGTAAAAACAAAATTATCTTCACCATATCTAATATAGGCTCTTTGTAAATAATAATTATGATGAGCCTTCCGCCGCAAACCACTTAAATGTGACTGCCATCTCTGTTCTATATCTTTAGATGATCCTATATATCGCTTTCCTGACTTATTGCAATATATCTCATATACACCCATCATAATAAGCTCTCCTTTTCTACTTATAAATTTGTACACAAAAAAGCCACTATAATAGTGGCTAATATATTTGGTCCCTCATATATAAGTAGTGGCGAGAACTCTTCTTCAACTTGGTCCGCAGAAAATTTTCAAATTATTTTACTTCTTTAACAATTCTTCCATCATCTTTAATCGCGATAGGTGTATCTGTTGGTATAGAATGCTTTTCCCGCAACCTAGCAAAAAAATCTTCTTTCTTTCTCCAATACTCTTCTTGTTCAACTTTAATTCTTCTAAAAATAGATTCAATAGCTAATAATTTAATTGCTAAATCTTTTAATTCTGTTTGTTCAACCTTATTAAGTTTTCCATACTCTTCCAAATTATCCTTCATCGTCTTCATCTTCTACTTTAACTTTACCTAATTCTTCAAATAACACTGTAACTTCACTCAATTTTAGACATTGGGCTCTTAAAATAGGATGTAAGTTAATATTAAAAGCAGCTTCTTCTTTATTTATCGCAATAACAAGATCTCCTCTTACAATAATACGACCTTTATTAGTAACAACAAAAATTCGATATAAAGTTTTCATATTTTCTTCCTCCTTTTTTTCTTCATTCATATTAGTCCAAGCAATACCAGCTTCAATAATAGTTTTAGTAGTAGTTCCCGTACTAATTAAATTAGGCTGTGTATAATAATCCATACTTTTAGGTGCATAATAAAATGAACTATTCAATACTATTCCTCCTTTATAGTTGCAGATAAGAACTTGTAATCATAATGTCCTCTATGTGTTATATTCATTCTTAAATCCACAACAACATCAAAATTTAATTCTTTTAACAACTCACATAAATACCAATCTTCTGATAAATAAATAGGCAACACTTTGTCACCCATAGATTTCTTTCTAATATCACATTTAAATATATCAAATACTCTTTTAGTACCTTCTGGCAGTTCATGGTGATACCACTGTTTTTTAATTTTTGCATCTTTTACTAATTGATTAACAACATTAGTTTTTAAAGCAATTAAACCAGTAGTCAAATAATCAACTTTTTGTAACTTCTTTTCTCTATTAATAAAACATGGAGGATCTATATTATATGTATGCTTATATCCTATTGGTTGCCTACTACGATCACTTATAAATTCTTTAATAGGCACATATCCGCCAATAACATCAATATTTTCTTCTATAGAATCTAATATCATACGAGCAACAGCATAAGGATCAACAGATATATCAGAATCTAAAAACAACAAATGTGTTAAAGGGTATATCTTAGTATAATAATAATATTCTGATAACAAATAATTCCTAGCTCTTGTAATTAGAGAATCTCCATGAAAATGTAACTTTATATAATAAATTTTATGTTTACTAAGTTCAATAAGTAAATCATGATAAAAATCAAAAAATAAACCTGTAAT